ACACACACACTCACACACTCACACACTCACACACTCACACACTCACACACTCACACACTATATGTCAAATATTCGCACTAGATATTGGATAGGAACCTACAACAATCCAACCTATGACTTCCAAAACAAAGCAACTGAGCTTCTTGCCAATGGCACAATTAGAGGATTCATATGCCAAAGAGAAAGAGGAGAAAAAGAAGGTAACTAAATCATTATATAAACCTCTAACCTTCATAGGCACTGAGCATTATCAAATCTATATCGAATTGCCAAAAGACCAACGCTTGTCCTATATGCGACGCATTGAAGGAGCTGCTCATTGGGAACCATGCAAGGACATACAAGCTGCGCAGGATTACTGCAGCAAGGCGGATACTCGTGTTTCTGGGCCATACACCGGGGGTCAAATCACTGGTAAAATTTCCCAAGGTCGACGAACAGATCTACTCCGACTTAGGGATAGTGTCAAGCAGGGAACTCCCCTCAGACAAATATGTGATGACGACACAATTGCCCCAACAATGCTCAGATACCCAAGAGCCTACAACCTCCTACAACAAGCCTACACAGTCGACAGAAACTGGGACTGTACAATCACCTTGGTATTTGGACCCACAGGAACTGGAAAAACTACTTGGGCTCACACAGAATACCCAGATATCTTCACAAGAATGCCCGGTAAATGGTGGGATGGATACAATGGAGAAAGAAAAGTTCTCCTTGATGACTTCAAAGGATGGATCCCCTTCAATGAGTTACTCAGAATTGCTGATAGATGGCCCTATAGAGCAGAAATCAAAGGAGGAAGTACTTCCATCCTATGTGATGAACTCATCATCACAACCAACTACCCTCCAAGAAGATGGTACAATGACACAGAATCCAAGTACTGGCCTGCCTTCTGGAGAAGAGTTGGAAGAATTCTATACTTGGATAAACTGGGTAGTATCATAGAACTCCCAAAAGAACCAACAGACCAGTTAGAAATCAAATTAGAAGAAGAATACAAAAGATTTGCGGGAGTACAAATTCAGCAGGAGGAACACGTAACAGCAGACAACTACTAAATAAATTAAAAAAAACATTTTTATTTTTTAAAAAAAATTTACTTATTATTAACCTATGCCTTGTAAAAATTTAAAACCATGGCAAGATTCAGATTTAGAAGAAGATATAGGAGAAGAAAACGAATGTTTGGCAGAAGAAGTTTTAGAAGACTTGGAATCTATCGTAGAAGACTTGCTTTTCGTCGTAGAAGAATTGCTAGAAGAAGAACGTTTAAAAGATCGATTCTTAAAGTGCGTGGAAACGCTATTGTCCCTAAGCAAGCGTTCGTAAAGATGTCCTTTACTGCTGCATTCGTTTTAGAAGGCAATGGATTTCTAGGAAGAGCTTTTAGGTTAAATAGTATTTATGATCCTGATACTGCTTTTGGTGGTACAGCAGCATTAGGATGGGAAGAATGGCGAAAATTTTATAATTATTATCAAGTATTTGGTGCAAAGATTAGTTTAATTGCACAGAATGAAACACCTGGTAATGCTGGATTACTTACATGGGCAGGATATTATGTAATGAATAGTTATGAATATGCTACTTGGGCAACACCAAACAATCAATTGTATAGATTGGATCCTGCCTATCATTGTAGAATGTTAGGTGCTCCATATATGGGTGGTGCTCCAACAATGTATAGATGGAAACCATTTTATGTTAGTATGGCTAAATTGGAGAACTTGAATAGAAAGAGTTATGCTGCTAATTGGGAAGAATATGGTGCTGCTATAGATGATAATCCTACCAAAGGTCTTTATGTTAGACTCTTTTGTGATTCCTATGATAGATCTTCGAAAAATTCAACTACCTGCTTCTCTGTTAAGATTACTTATTATGTCAAGTTGTGGTATAGAGATCAATTGCCTTCAGAACTTACATCAGAACCTGCATTCCCCGGTGCTACTGATCCTGATGCTGGAACAACTGGATTACCAAATGCTCCTAATGCAAATTGGTAATAAAAAAAATTAAAAGAAACTTTGTCTTTTTTTTTTCTTATTAGAAATTTCATTGGAATTTTCATTGGAATTTTTTGGAGCATGGAGCAAAGTTGTGGGGTAATACTAAGCCCACAACCTTGCTCCGTGAGACTTTAAGACCTATAAACCCTAACCCTAACCCTAACCCTATACATGTTAATCTAGTTTTTGGGTAAACCCCTACCCTAACGGCCCTCCTCCCGGAGGGCCCTCCTAAAATAAAGGAAGTCATTGAAATATCATCGAAATCTCGTTGCCCTAACCCTAACCCTCGAAATCTCGTTGCCCTAACCCTAACCCTCGAAATCTCGTTGCCCTAACCCTAACCCTCGAAATCCCATAATTTTTGCAAACGCGTTATAGGAGGGGTTTAAATACAAACTTTTTTTTTACTATAGTACCATTACACACACACTCACACACACACTCACACACTCACACACTCACACACTCACACACTCACACACTCACACACTATATGTCAAATATTCGCACTAGATATTGGATAGGAACCTACAACAATCCAACCTATGACTTCCAAAAC